CAAAGCCTTTGTAGTCGCCTGCCAAGAAACGCGTGCCACCGAGTTCAACCAAATACGAATAGATGATGTTCATGTCGTGGGTGTATTGATTGAGTCCGATTGAGGACGGAACGCGACCGCCTGAATTATTGAAACTGACCAGAAGTGATCCGAACAAACGACGAAATGCGACAGTAGCGACGAGATCACCACTGTAGATGATACGGGTTTTGTGGTTCTGGACCTTTTCCAGTGTACGCAACTCGTCCTTGAGGTATCCGAGAAAAACAGCTGATTCGATGTGTCCTTGTTCAATTTCGACCATCATTTCATCAACCATCTGTTCGAATTCTCTTGACCAGCAGACTTGATCGCCTTCATACCAAATGAAGCTTGACTTGCCTGGTTTCTTGGCAATACGAACCAACGGATATCCGGGGGAAGTACTGATGTCAACGCCAGCCAACAGGCTGGGGATTCCACCGCAGGCTTCTTCCATATTCCATCGGCGATTGTACGAGTGTTTGTTCAGGTTCTTCTTGTACTGATTTTCGATCTTGAAGAAAATCTCTGTCAACAACTCTTCGTCAACGGGGACGTGATCCGAAGCCAAGGTCTCCTGAACACCTTGCACAATTGCTTGTGGTGTCAGTGCTGGTGGACCTTTCAGAATCGGATACGGCATGTCCTCCTGTATCACAGTTGGACGATATCTGGTTTTGGTTGGCAGATGAATGCGTTCAGAGCGCATAACAAACTCGAAGTCACGCAAATTACTGCCTTCCAGTTCAGGCCATTCGAAATCCTCGTCCATGCCAGCTTCAGCTTGCATGTGGTCTGCCACGATGTGTTGTCGAAGTGCTTTAACACTATCAAAGACACGACGACAGTTCGTTTTGATGCCAGGGCAAGGGAGCTTTCCAGCTCGCATGCAATCAGCACAAAGCTTAGACGTGGGATAGACCGGTGGATTCGGGCAATTGAAGCAGATCTTGGAACGAGCTTCAGCCGAAAGATTCATGTTGAGGAATTCATCACTCAATTGATCGCTTTCGTCTTCGACTCGATCGAAGTCCTTGAGCATGTCACGAGTAATAGGTGAAGCCAGACTACAGTTGGTTCCAGTAGATTTGTCTGTGCTACCAGCAACGTGGATGCCAAGAATACTGCCGGCTTTATTTCCAGCTCGAATTTTGACAATTGAGCCACAATCACCGACGTTGGAATTCAGATTGCCTGTATATCCGTGCGGCAACGAATACATTTTTGTGCCATGACTGTAGTTACGAGTCTGCAAACAACGAACTTGACCAGCATTGGTTCCATGTTCATTGGTCATAATGACTCTGTATTCGGGTTCAGCAGCAAGTTCAGTAGCTGAAAGAAAGTTACGAGACATGTTGGCGAATTGCGGAAACTTGGTATTACGAACCTCGTATCGAGCAACGTCGAATTCATTGAGCAACAGACAGTCAGGATCGAACTCTTCAACATACACACAGTCCTTGTAACGGATCGTCATTGGATCTCCTTTCTTGACCATAGTCTGGTCTGACGAGAAGAAACCGTGACCATACGTGATGATGTAACGATCTCGAAGACCGAAGCCTCTGACATTGCGACCATCAATCTGCATGGTAAGTGTTGAATCGCCACCTTCAGCCATCATTTTGCTGGCTTTACGTGTTCGGTAATTGGTGCGTGGTTCGTGCTTAGCTGCTTTCTCTTTGCCTTCACTATGGGCTGTAAAGCTGAGCTCTTCAGTGCTAGAAGTCACCATGTTGTAAATTGACTTCACAACACCCATGATAACAATCAAAGTGCCGATCAGATTACGACGGGCGACGAAATACGACAGTCCGCTCGAGATCTTCGTTTGACCTTGATTGGCAATGTACTGAGCGTAGCATTTGACCATGGCAGAAAAACTCGGCGTGCTAGGATTGCTATAAGTCGGGGTGAAGTCCAATTCTTTGACTGGAGTCTCTTCACTGTCCTGACTTGCAGTATCGTAGTTCGACTCTGGTATCTTGGGTTGACACTCTTCACAATTGATACGACGATGACGACGTCCAATGTGAGAATGTGTGACAACTTTACCACATTTGTCGCAATCATGTTGATGTTCAGATGTTGGATCAGGAAGACTTTCATAAGAGCCGTTGACCTTGCGTTTATGTAGCTTGCTCCATGTCTTGTTCTTCGAGCCTTCAGCTGTCAGTTCAGGAGCGAGCAAGTTACTCATGGTTTCCAGCAAACTTTGAGGTTCACTTGGAATGCCAAGAACTTCGCGCAATGATTGATCAATCATCTCTTGTGGTGTCAGTCTCTCAACAACGTGTGTGTCAGATGCCAACAGAGTACAGATACTCTTGTGTTCATCGAACGAACGAGTGATGTAGGTGACCATATCGTCCCATTTGAGCCATTCATCTTGGGATCCTTCGGGGATACCGAATGTTCCTCCAGCCTTGAGTGGAGAATGGAAACGAAATTTGATCCACGGGAAATGATCGATATTGCCTGCATAGGCCTGCATATCGACTTGGATGGCAGTACCATCTCGTTTGTAGATCGCATCGTCAGCAATAGCCAACTCAATCAGAAGTTCACGACGACGCAACAAAGCGTCATTGTTCTTGATGTCTTCGACTCTGTCATAGGCTTCGTTGTTAATGGTGATGACTGCATGAGGTGCAGCCAGTGTTCCCTTCATTCCAACTGCAGGGTCTTCATTACTGGCCATTGGCGGTGCAAACGGAGATGTTGACATCAATGCCAGATAATGACCAGCAGTCTTTTGACGGGTAGTACTGTCACGATTAGTGAGCCACTCATCCATGATGACGATTGGTTGATCGATGTATCCGTTCCAATGATCCTCACCATTAAGGAACGACCATGTTTGACAATCAGGATCATATCCGAGAGCTTGTCTGATGATTTCATGAACACAGACCGTCTTACCAACTCCAGGCGGTCCAAAAAGATGGATACCGAATGGTTTGGATCGAGGACTCTGTGAGTTACGGAACTTCACCAGTATTGATGATAAATTCACGAGTTGAACGTGATTGCTCATCAACATCGTGCGCATAGGCCCACGATCATTCTTCAGATGGGTCATGATCTTGGGAGCCTTTGCAAGTTGATTTGTCACTGCTTTGTAGTACTCCGGGGAGACCAGAACATTGGTGCATTTGCGGACTCTCAACAGAGAGACAGTGAGGTCATTCCATTCGGAGACTTCAGACTGCATTTGCAGATGTTCAGGTGCAAAAGCCAAAAAAACTGACTTCTGTATACTAAGCGGCAACAGGAACAGTAAAGCTGCTCCAAGAGTGGTCATCGCTGTTCCCGCAGCAACTATGGAAGTAAAAGTCACGCAGTGCGCGCGTACTTTTTCTTTATCAACATGGTTGAGAGCGAAAACGGAGCCGACGAATGTCAGGACGATGAGTATAGCATCAGACGCGCTGTTGACCTGAGTTGCTCCTTCAGCGATCATGTCGCTATCGGGCAAGCTCTGCTTTCCAGCTGTAAGAGCGTTGAACATCTTCTTGACTAAGTCTGTGGCCAAAAATCCCATGGCGCTGCTCATAGCAACAGCCAATCCGGCACAGACAGTCATGACTCCAATATTGACAGCATTTTTCAATACGAATGACAGAATACTGTCATAGATGATGCTGGCAATATAGCCGATGACTTTTTCGACGAGTGATCGTAATCCTTTGTTCACGAGATCCACGAGGGCGATCAAATGCCCGAGCAGTTTCTTCATGATGTCGCGAATGCATTCGAGCGTCCATTTACCGGACTGCACGAAAGAGTCTGCGACTACATCGAAAAATGCGCTCAGAGTATCTGCCACGCCTTCAGCTTTCATATCCGTTTGCGGCATGCCGAGTAGAGCCAAAGTTTTATTTCGGAGTGCTTTTGCAACAGGTCCGAGATACTCACTTGGAGTTTCCTCAAGCAAATGCATGTACGGGTGATCCAGCATGCAATCATACATTCGTTCCACATTCTGCCCGGTAATGTCCATTGTTTCGAGCAGCTTGCAGGCAAGCATTGATTGTTTTGCAAAGGTAACGATTGTTTCGTCACGAACTAATTGTTGGTTTGGGTCATTGAGTTGACTTACAAACGGACTGTTCCTAAGGCACGTATCCATGTGGTTATGAGTCTCGTTGCAGCGGTGCAGTTCGATCCAGTGATCATCCATACCTGGGTATTGGGTGTAGGTGACACTCATCTGAACGGGTTCAGTCATTAGTTCAAACTCGTTGATGTCTTTGATCATTAATCTGACATCTCGTTTACGAGCTTTGTTTGAGCGTGTAAATCTTACACGACTCTTGTTGTTACCAGGCACTTGTTTGTCTGGTATCTTGTTACCAGGCACTTGTTTGTCTGGTATCTTATTGTTGTCAGGCGGTTTATGGCCTGGCATCGATTGATTATCGGAAATGTTTCGTTCCGATATTGCGTTTTGTACTGGGCTGCTTAATTCCTCGCGTACCACGGGGAGCAGGGCTCCCGTCTCCGGCTTTTGCTCGGCAACGGGGGGGCTTTGTTG